TGCTCAGATCCTAGCAAGCAAAAACCAAAAAGTCAGTTGTGTGAATGAGACACATCCGGTCTTCTGTGTGAGAAGACTTCAAACAGAAGCACATTTTGAGAAGGCGGTAGAACCGATAGCTCAATCTTATCAACCTAGGGTGGCGCCAGACATTGCGTCAAATAGCCAACCCCACAGAATGCGTAAGGCAATTATGTATAACCCGGTATATTTAAATCAGGAGTTGGAATCTCCCACTTTCCATGGCTCATCTAGTGCCAAAATCCTAGAACAGTTTAGTGCTAAAAGAACCCTGAGGCTTAAAGATATAGTGCTTCGTGCCACAGTCCATAGTGCTGTAGAACACCATAAAAAGTATCATTCTAATAACAATCCACATTGGGACAGGAAATTTGCAATTATAGATGATAATAGGAGCCCTATCAGAAATTTTTCCCTCATAGACCCTGGAATATCCGATAGGGTTGTCCCACCCATTTGCCTTGAACCAAAGGGGTATAAATGGTGTTATGAGGATGGAAGAACTCGCCATCTCCGCTTACTTTTCCTTAACAACCTAAATCCAGAAGCCGAAGTTATAGAGGGATTACATTACACGATTCTGAATCCAGAGGGAAAAGAAGAGCGCTTAATAAAGTTTAAAAGGCACACTGCTTCGCACCGTTACTATGTGAACGTGTATAATAAGAGCATCACTGAAATACATCCGGGTGATTTTAGGCGACGCGATCTGCCTTGCATAGAGTATAAGCGCTGTTTATTTAAGTTTGAAGGAGGAACAAGAAGCGCCGCGCTGATTATTATACAGAAATGTTTTTCTAGTTTTTCTAGTCAAGGACTTCTAGATTCGATACAACATAAGAGAGACCAGTTTGGTGATTTTCTGGCGGGAATAGCCGCCATATTCAACGTTGTAGCCAGAATTGGACATACTAGTAATACTATGAGCGACGCATATGATAGTTTTAAGCAATCTTACGTTAAACCACTTCTCTCTTCCAGCCCCGTTGCCATGCTCCAAGTTTATGGAGTGAGGATCGTTCGACTATTAACGTCAGTTTATCGAGTGTTTGAGTGTAAGAAAAATACCTTGCTGACATATTTGCCCCTTGTTCTAGATATTTATGAGCTGCTTAAAGATCAGTCCTTCAAACCAGAATCACTCGATACTCTACTTTTAGCGGGTGTTAGTACCCTCCTTCCAAAGAAAATTGTAGATGTCGTTAAAATTATGAGCTCCTTGACTAGTAGGAAGCTCTTTGACGATCAGGGAATATTGTTAGATTTTCTATCGACAGTATCACTATTGATGGAGACGATAATTAGCTATCTTCCCGCCGCTATACAGGATTATGCCAATAAAATTATGGCTGTTTTCGGCCTGCGTGAGTACGTGTGCTTGTCTCAATCGCGTTTGTTAACTGAAAAACATAAGAACAACAAACACGTAATGCTAGATACCACCTTTAGAACCGCCATCAAAGAGTTGGATACCAAGATTTCCGCCCTCGATTTAAAGCGCTTCTTTGCTAGAAGCAAGCCACTAAGCGACACCTA